ATACCTCTAGTTAAAAACACATTTTCGTGTTATAATTATAGTATGAACTTGGATCAAATCAAAGAAATGTGGAAAGAAGATTGTGAGATAGATGATATCGAACTTGATAAATCTTCTTTAGAAATACCCAAACTACATGCAAAGTACTCAGAACTATTAACTGATAAAACTGTAGCATTAAAAAATCTACAGTTTAAATACAACATATTATTAAGAGATAAGTGGTTGTGGTATAATGCTAAGTTAGATGAAGATACCATTAAGAAATATGGTTGGAAAGATGATCCCTTTGATGGTGTTAAAGTGATGAAGAATGATATGAACTATTTCTTTAATTCAGATGAAGATTTACAAAAGATTTCTGCACAAGTTGAATATCATAAAATCACCATAGACTTTCTCAAAGAATGTATGCAGAACATTACTTGGAGACATCAAACAATTAAGAACACAATAGATTGGCGTAAATTTATGTCAGGTGCATAATGATATTAAACAAGTATATTTGGGCATTACCGAACGCCTTTAGTGAAATTGAAGTGCAAGAGATCGAAAGACTTGCCTTACAAAATGAAATACAAGATGCATTAGTTGGTGACAATCAACTTTCAGAACACGGAGAAAAACAAGAAGGAAAGTCAGTTAGTGAAATTCGTACTTCTTCTCTTAGATGGATAGAAAATCTATCGCAACCTTTAGAAGATAAAGTAGCTGATCTTGTCAATCAATGTTATTCTGATACAGGTTGGTATTGGAATATACTACATCATCAAACATGGCAATATACAGTTTATAACGAACAACCCAATCGAAAGAAAGGTGACTTCTATACATGGCATACAGATGCTGGTCCAAACACATATGCTGATGGTACAATTAGGAAATTGAGTTGTACTATTCAATTATCTAACCCTAATGAGTATGAGGGTGGACACTTTCAGTGGTTAGATGCGACTGCGGAATTTGATAGAATGCAAGATTCTCCTATCATTAATATGACAAATTCAATACAAACTATACCTTTTAGTATGAAACAAAAAGGTACTATCATATTTTTTCCGTCCTTTTTACATCATCAAGTAACACCAGTATTGAGGGGTCAAAGAAAATCATTAGTAGGATGGTTTGTAGGTCCTCCTTATGCCTAATTCTATTAAAATCACACCTGTAGATGAAGTCTTTTTGACAGTAGAGTGTGATGATGGTCTCGCAAGAGACTTATATGAATTCTTCTCTTTCACTGTACCCAATGCAAAATTCATGCCGTCTTATAGAAATAAGTTTTGGGATGGTAAAGTTAGACTTTTTTCATTGAAAACTAAAAAGATTTACATAGGTTTATTGCCTTATGTAGATGAATTCTGCAAAGAGAGGGGCTTTAAACTTGAGGGTATCAATACAGTTTTAGGTGACAAAACCAAACTTTCAGATGAAGATATAGACTACTTTGTCAAGTCACTTGACTTGCCATTTGAACCAAGAGATTATCAACTGGAAGCATTCAAATCCGTAGCGCAATATGGAAGACAACTACTTTTATCGCCAACTGCAAGTGGTAAATCTCTGATTATATATCTTATTCTTAGATGGTTTGAGGGTGAAATGAGATTTACAAATAGTTGCAAGTCTATTGTTATTGTACCCACAACTTCACTTGTAGAACAAATGGCGAAAGATTTTTCAGATTATGGTTATAAAGATAAGGTCTGTAAGATATATCACGGTCAAGAAGTCTTTGATGCACCTATTACAATCACTACATGGCAATCATTCAGTAAAGCACCAAAAGAAGTACTTCAATCATTTGATGTTGTGATTGGTGACGAAGCACACTTATTCAAAGCACAAACACTGAAAGGCATCTTAGAGAAGATGAAACATACTTCTGTAAGAGTGGGTACGACAGGTACACTAGATGGTACAGAAGTACATAGACTACAACTTGAAGGTTTATTTGGGCCTGTTAAAAGAGTTACAACCTCTGCACAACTTATAGAAGAAGGCACAATAGCTGCGATTGATATACAATGTATCATACTTCGTCATACTAAACAGTCTAAGATGAGTTACCAAGAAGAAATGGACTATCTTGTTTCTAATGAGAAACGAAATCAGTTTATAGTCAATCTTGTATCGTCTCTAAAAGGCAATACCCTAGTGTTATTTCAGTATGTAGAGAAACATGGTGAAGTTCTGTACCCTATGTTAAATGGTAGAGTAAAAGATTTACATTATGTTTACGGTGGTACTGATACAGATGATAGAGAAAAGGTCAGAGAGATCGTAGAGAAGTCTAAAGAAAGTGTCATATTAGCGTCATACGGTACATTCTCTACAGGTGTTAATATCAAACGAATCAATAACATTGTCTTTGCATCACCATCAAAGTCTCGTATAAGAAATCTACAGTCTATTGGGAGAGGTCTTAGGAAGTCAGAAGACAAAGATAATATGAGACTGTTTGATATAGCTGATGATCTACAAACAGATAACTATACTTTAAGTCACTTAAAAGAAAGAATAAATACTTATAACGGAGAGAATTTTCCCTATGAGATTATTCAGTTTGATTTAAAGTAATGGCAACACCAAGAGATTTACTACCAACAAAATACGAAGTTCTAAGATTACGAAACGGAATTGAAATCTGTGGTATGACTAGAGACACAGGTGCAAAAATTGTAATTACTTTACCTATGATCTGTAGACTTTCTGCACCATCTAGAAAAGAAACTCTAGCAACTTTCTATCCATATGCACCTTTAACTTCTGATTATAATATAGAGTTTCCTTATGATTACATTGTTCATAGAAACAATATGAACACACAATACATTCCTTTTTATGATGAAGCATCTTCTCAATGGATGTCAATGATTGAAAATAATAGTATACCATTAATTGATCCAAAAGAATTCACAAAAGCAAAAGATTATATGGATGATGTTTTACAAACAGTCATTGACGATATGAGAAAAAATCGTTTAGAAGATGAAGATCATCTTTACTATGAAGATCATTATGAAGAGTTTGAAAGATTAAAAACTCCTAAAGATAAGAAAAAGATTCATTAGGATTATTTTCTTTATAAATAATCGCCGTATAACAAGGTGTTATATCAAATTATTAATGGAGTTTATAATACTAAAATGACTGAATTGGTCGCAAAATTATCAAAGTTAAATAGAAAAAGAAAACAAGTCTCTCAAGCAGATGTGATTGAGGGATTAGAAGTAATGTTATTACTTTCAATATTCGTAACATGCACATACGCTGTTGCACCCATAATATAATGAGAAAGTTAGAAACATGGGAAAAGGAAAATCTCCTTATGGCAGCTACTCTACTTGTATTGATGAACACATTCTTAGTAGGGTTCTTTCATTTTGCTAACATAGCATGAGTGATCTAAATACTAATAAAGTATTGCAAGCAATCAATTTGTCTCCTCCTCTAAACGAAAACTTTTTTGATAAGTTAGAGAAGATGCATCCGATGAGACAGATTGTATATGCTACTATACTGCAGATTGTTGTATTTGGGTCTATGATGTTGATATTTTATCTACTACATCTATTATTAGGATAGCTTCTTAACCGCAACATAGTTATGTTAACATATGGATCTTAATCCGTAAACCTATTTTTTACAAAAAAGTTAAATCAATAAATACCTAAAAACCCCTTGTAGAAATAAGGGTTTTGGTGTATTATCCATACATGACTACAAAAAAACAAAATGAACATTATGTAAACAACAAAGAGTTTACAGAAGCAGTCGCTGAGTATTCTGAAGCAGTCCGTCTTGCAGAGACTAAAGGTAAAGATTTACCAAGAATGTCTGAGTACATAGGAGAGTGTATCTATAAGATCGCAACAAGACTATCTACTCGCCCTAATTTTATCAATTACACTTACCGAGACGAAATGATTTGTGATGCAATTGAAAACTGCATTCAATATATCGGTAACTTCAATAGAGAAAAGTCAGATAATGCATTCGCATATATTACTCAGATTTGTTATTACGCCTTTCTAAGACGAATTCAAAAAGAAAAGAAACAAGTTTATATTAAACAGAAATCTATAGAAGAGTCAGGCATTACAATGGATGCCTTCGATACCTTTGATGGAACTCATGATCCAAATCTTATCAATACCAATATTGAATGGATGCAAGATAACATGACTCGTGTTGAGTATGAACCTAGAAAGTCAAAAAGACAAAAAAAACAATCAAAACATAATTTAGAAAACTTTACAGACGAAGAATGTTAATAGCCATATTGAACGACACACATTGTGGAGTTCGTGGAGATATGATAGAAATGGCCAGATATCAAGGCCGATTCTATAACGAAATTTTCTTTCCATATCTAGACGAACACAACATCAAACACATTATTCATCTAGGTGATTACTTTGATCGTAGAAAGTTTATCAACTTTGCTTCTATGAAAGCGAACATCAAACACTTCATAGAACCTATGACAGAAAGAGGCATTACTATGGACCTCATCATAGGAAATCACGACACTTATTATAAGAACACTAATGATGTGAATGCACCTGAGTTGTTATTGTACAATCAACCTAATGTAAATGTTATCGCAGAATGTAAAGTCAAAGAGTATGATGGATTTAATATCGCACTTGTACCTTGGATTAATAATGAGAACTATGCAGACTCAGTTGAGTTTTTACAATCTGCAAATGCATCATGGTGTATGGGACACTTTGAGTTTGAAGGTGCGGTTATGCAACCTGGTATGACCTGTCAACATGGTTTAGATCACTCATATGTGAAGAGATTCGATAAAGTACTCAGTGGACATTTTCATCATAAGTCAGAGTTTGCAAATGTTAGATATCTAGGATCACAAATGCAGTTCACTTGGTCAGACTTTGGTGATAACAAATACTTTCATATATTCAATACAGAGACACAAGAGATTACACCTGTAATTAATCCACTTACAATGTTTGAAAAGGTGTTCTATGATGATACAAACGAAACTTTTGAAACTATTAGTAATAAAGATTATTCAAATGTAACAGGAAAGTTTACTAAGATTATTGTAGTTAATAAAGATAATCCATACTGGTTTGATACATTCTTAGATAAAGTGCATGGTAATACTCCACTTCATGTATCAGTGGTAGATGATAATAAACACATGGACTGGTTGAATGACGAAGACATGGGTGAAGTTGAAGACACGCTCACCATTTTAACCAAGTATATTGATGGTTTAGATATACAAGGAAAGAAAAAACCACTTTCAGAATTAATGACCTCATTATACCATGAAGCACTTGATGAACATAATTACTTATGATAGTATTTAAAAAAGTTAGATATAAAAACTTATTGTCTTCTGGCAATAAGTTTACAGAAATACAATTAGACAAACATCAAACAACCTTAATTCTAGGTGAAAATGGTGCAGGTAAGTCTACATTACTTGATGCAATGTGTTTCGCACTTTATGGCAAAGGTTTTCGTAATCTTAAAAAAGAACTACTTATTAATTCAATTAATCAAAAAGAACTTCTAGTAGAACTAGAGTTTTCTATTGGCAAAAAAACTTATAAAGTTATTCGTGGTGCAAAACCAAATAGATTTGAGTTGTACTTGAATAATACTTTAATCAACCAAGATGCAACTATGAGAGACTATCAGGAACATTTAGAGAAGAACATTCTCAAAATGAGTTATAGATCGTTTACTCAGATTGCTATTTTGGGTTCTGCAAACTTTACACCTTTCATGCAACTTCGTGCTGTAGAAAGAAGAAGACTTGTAGAAGACTTACTAGATATCTCTATCTTTAGTACAATGGGAGACATTCTAAAGAAAAGAATTTCTAGTCATAACATTGAAGTGAAAGAAACTAATCATGAAATCGATATTCTGGAAGAAAGAATCAGCGGTCTTAATGAACAACTTAATGCACTCCGTGAGAATCGTGAACAGAAACTTAAAAAGTTTGAAGGGACTGTTGATGAAACAAATAAAAACATTGACTCACTCATGGAGAGAATAAATGAAAAGACGAAAGATGTGGTGGAGAAAAAATCCACTATCAAGGATATCGATCCTCAAAAAGATCGACTTAAACAAGCAGTGGAGTTGGAGAGAAAGCTCTCGGAAAATTATTCTAAAGCACGGAAGCAAATAGAATTCTACGAATCAAATGATGAATGTCCAACATGTAAACAAGGTTTAGATGAAGAACATAAGAAATCTCATATCAAAGAGATTAACGATAAAGCAATTGAGTTTCAACATGCCATGGAACAAATATCAGAAACGATAAATGAGGCAAAAAATAGACTAGAAGAAATTCAACAAGTACAGGATGAAATTGATACAATACAAAAGAAGATTGGTATACTTCAAACTGAGATTATATCCAATCAAAAGTTCATTCAAAAGATTCAGAAAGAAATAGAAGACTTGAAGAATGAACAAAGTGGCAATTCTAATGTACAAGAGAGAATAGATGATAGTGAAGATAAGTTGGATATCTTACATAAAAAGAAAAAAAACTTAGTTGAACAAGGACATTATTTCGAAATAGGTCAGATGTTACTAAGAGATCAAGGCGTCAAACAGAAGATCATCAAACAGTATGTTCCTATTATGAACAAGTTGATCAATAAGTACCTTGCATCTTTAGAGTTCTATGTTGGGTTTGAATTAAATGAGGCATTCGAAGAGACTTTCAAGTCCAGATTCAGAGACGAATTCAAGTATGATAACTTCTCACAAGGTGAAAAGATGAGAATCGACCTTGCACTTCTATTCACATGGAGAGCAGTTGCAAGAATGAAGAACTCAGTAAACACCAATCTATTGATATTAGACGAAGTATTTGATTCATCACTTGACACACAAGGAACAGACGACTTCTTAAAATTATTAAACACCTTGACAGAAAAGACAAATGCATTTATTATAAGTCATAAAGGAGATGCTCTGTATGACAAATTCAATGATACCATTAGATTTGAGAAGTATAAAAATTTCTCTAGGGTTGCAGAGACATAAATAGTAGTATGAAAAGTTTTTCAGAGTTCAATAATATACCAACCAAGTTAGACTTACCGAAAGTTCAACTTCGTGAGTTAACAGTTTCTCCATACTACACACAAAGAGGTCAAGCGAACCCATACTACGACCTAGACATTAAATTAGATGTAGTACAACAAACAGTAGGCAAAGGTGAGATTAAATTTAGAAATGTTGAGAACCCTAGTGGTCAAGAACTATTATCAATCGGTAATGGAAAGTATTTCTTTCAAATAGAACTAGACGGAAAAGAAACACCTTACTATGTCAGAACAACCAAGTCTGCAGTTAAAAGTCATTTTGGTATGAAACAAAGAAAAAATTCTACTGCTTCTTCAAATGTCAATGAATTATTAACTGTATATTTTCTTTTGCACACAAATGAATTAAAAATGGATGCTAAAGAATGGGAGTTAACAGTTACCAAAAAGAGTGGCGCTACAGGTGTTTTACTTGGTGATGGTGGCAAACTTACTTACGATCAATTGATATCTTTATTAGATGAAGATGAAACTGCTGAAAGAGACATAAAAATTGGTATGTCAAATGCAGTTGCTGTGTTAAATGATCTTGCAGGTAGTTCTATAAAGAATGTCTACTGGACACCTAGAGCAAAACCAGGTGGTATAAGTAAGAATAATCCTTCAGATGTAATAGTAGAAACTGATGCAGGTTTCATAGGATATTCAAACAAGATATCTGCTGGAAAAGATATGACTCCTAAAATGAATGCATCTATTGTTGCTCAGTTTGAAAAACTAGGAGATAGTAGACAAATCAAAACAATTCAGAATTTTATAGACAACTCCTTGGACTTTGCTATATCTAACATTAAAGATAAGACAGTTAAAAAAGAAGTTGTTGTAAAATTTCAATCAGCTTTACATAGAGACAAATACACTGAAAGCGGTTCTAAGAAAAACTTTCATGCATTAGGAGTATTATTTACTACAAACAATCTTAATTTTTATGCAGACGATTTTTACTATCCTTTCAGAAACAATCTTATTTCTCTAGTATCTAAACATTTTAGTAATTCTACAAACTTATTGTACATGTTGAACACAATGGGATACTACACATATCCAGATGCGAACTCTACTCCATGTCCATACAAATTATTAATAGGTTCAGAAAGTAAATCAACAATCAAAGATGTTGGTTCAAACGAAGAACTGAGAGCATTATTTTTAAACAAAGACGCCAGAAAATTGACAGGTATTAAAGTTGACTATACACAAGGTCAACAATCGTTTAGAGTTTCTTTTACATTCAATAGAAAAAGTTATACATTGCCCATAACACTAAGAACAAGAAGTGCTGGTGGTTGGGCAGGAAAAGCACTATACATGTCATCATCAGGAATAATATAATGTATCAATTAGTAGAAGAAGCAAGTAAAGTATTACGAACACCACCAGAGTTATTTGACTTTGAGAAAGACGGAGATAAGGCACAAGAGATTGCCGATAAGATGTCTGAAGCAATGATCAAGTTTGGTGGTATAGGATTGTCTGCAAATCAGGTAGGTTTGAATTATAGAATGTTTGTGATGAAAACAGAAGATAAGGGCATCGTACCTTTCTTCAATCCAGAACTCACAAGAGTATCACAAGATACTGATATGATGAAAGAGGGTTGTTTATCATTTCCAGATATCTATTTAATGATTACTAGATCAAAAGTGATTGAACTTAAGTATCAAGATGTAAAGGGCGAAGAACATACACTTATGTTGAATGGACTTGCAGCTAGATGTGTACAACATGAAATAGATCACTTAAACGGAATACTGTTTTTACAAAGAGCCTCTAGATTGAAACTTGAGAGAGCATTGAAAGCAAGACCAAAAGAACAAAAGAAAAGAATTGAATTTGAAAAAAGAATGGCAATTGCCAAATATCTTAAAAAGATAGAAGATGAAAAGGCACAAAAGAATGAATCAAAAAGTGAAGTTCCAGATCCTGTCAGTGAAACAATCACTGAGTCTACAGGAAGCTAAATCTGTAATAGATTACCATATTGCAAATAAACATCTTAGATCGATAGGTGACGGTTCGGATTATCGTGCAATCAACAAAATTCATATAAAGAAACTTCACATTAGAGACATACTTAACCGATTGGAACAGATTGCAATCGGCGAAATTAAAAAACATACAGACGATACAGTATTCACCGAAATGTGTAATATAACTGAATGGTCTATCGGTGGTGTTCGAGAACCACATACAGATTTATATTCATCACATGAACTAAGAAATGAGGTCGAAAATGACGGTTCTCGTGCATGGACAGCAATCATATATCTAAATACTAATTATCGTGGTGGTAGAACATACTTTCCAAAATCTCAATACAATCCAGTAGAATACATACATAATCCACAACCACAGGAGATGATTCTCTTTGAAGGCATACATCATTTACACGGTGTAGAAAAAGTTCGTGGCAACAGTCGTCATACTATTGCAATCTGGTTCACCAAAAATCCTAAAAAGATAATGACTGATTTGATCACA